AGAGTCGTAGGTAAAGCCGGGGGTTTTGATCTCTCGGAAGATTGCGAACATCTCGATTGCACTCATCTGTTTCGGGCTCCTTGTGAATCGAGACACTAGGCCAAGCCCTAGCGTAGTGTCAAAACAAATTTTCAAAAATCGACCGTTGCCGTCTGTAGTCTTGTTATCCTGAGCTTGTGAGTTACGCAGACTCAATCACGAGCCTTGCCAACCAAACCGTGACGGTGACACGACGGCAGGTGACAAGCCGGATCAAGGGGCGGGCTCAGCCGCCGGTCGTCACCACCTTCGCGATCACGGCGTCGGTGCAGGCGACCTCGGGCCGCGATCTCAAACGGCTGCCTGACGGTCGGATCACGGGCGACGTTTGGACCGTGTACACACGACAGCAGCTCTACCTCGGCTGCACTGAGTCCGGGGCCGAAGCTGGATACCAGCCAGATCTACTCCAGATCGAGGGCAAGCAGTGTGAGGTCGAGCACCTTGAAACCTGGCCGCACCTTGGGTCGGTCTTCTACAAAGCAATCTGTCGGGCGGTGACGGCGTGAACTTAGCCGCTGTTCAAGATGCGATCTTCGACTGGACCAAGGCCGCAAGCGGTTTTGCCGACGGCTTGATCCTGTGGCGTGATCAGGACGATCCAGCGCCCGCAGTTGACTACATCGTGCTGCACCTCACCGGGCCGTTTGTGCTCGGGCAGGATTCGCAGAGCGAGACTTACGACGAGCTGGGACCTCCCGGTGGTGAGGTGCTACTGGGTGTCGAGGGCGATCGTGAGGTGGGCCTACGTGTCGAGTTTTTCACGGTCGCCACAGCTTCCGGTACGGACGCCATGGCCCGAGCGGGGAGTTTTGTCACGGCGTGCCAGCTGCCCACAAAGCGTGAGATCCTTCGCGCGGCTGGGCTTAGCCTGTTCGATCTCGGTCGTGTCGAGTACGCACCGTCGGTACAGGAAGCCGGTTTTCAGGGGCGCGCGTTTGTCGACATGAGGCTGTACCTGCGCGACGTTGCGCAAGAGCGTATCGGCCTGATAGAGTCCGCCGAACTCACAAACCTGACGACGGGCGAAACCTTCACAGCTCCCTGAGAGGACCGATGTCCACACTAGACCAGATTGCCAATATGCAGATCTCACTTGCGTCGAGCGGGCTCTCGCAGGTGGGTTTCGGCGTACCTCTGATCCTCAGCTACTCACCGACCTGGGTCGAGCGTTCGCGCACTTACACCGACATTGACGGTGTGGCGGCGGACGACTCGCTGACTGCCGTCGAGTATCGTGCAGCCCTCGTGCTGTTCGGCCAGAACCCACGCCCCGAGAAAGTCGTGATCGGTCGCGGATCGAATAAACCGACGCAGCGTTACCGCGTCTACGTGTCGTCGGTGGCAAACTCGAAACGCTACGCCGTGAGCGTGAACGGCACCGAGTACGCGATCACGTCGGACGGCACGGCCACAAACGATGAGATCATCGCGGCGCTGGAAGCTGCGATCGATCCGGCCTGCACAGCGGGCGGAGCTACCGCGTCTGTGGTCGGAGCGGTCGGATCGCAGTACCTGGAGATCGTCGGTAACGCTGCCGGTAACTGGATTTCAGTCAGCGTAGGTGACATCGCCTACCTGAAGCTCGTCCAAGACCACGCCGATCCCGGTATTGCGGCGGACCTCGACGCGATCCGTCTGGAAAATGATGATTGGTACGGAGTCTGCACGCTCTACAACTCGTCGGCGATGGTGCTCGCTTGTGCAGCCTGGGTGGAAGCGAACAAAAAGCTGTACGTTGTCGAGGTCTGCGACAGCGACTGCGCGACAGTCAGCGAGTCGATCGCGACCGACATCCTGAAGCAGCTCAAAAACGCGGCCTACTTTCGCACGGCGGCGATCTACCACGGCAGCCCGATTGCGTTCGCTGACGCCGGATGGCTCGGTCGGTGTCTACCGCTGGCCCCAGGGTCGGAAACGTGGGCGTTCAAGACGCTGGCTGGCGTGCCTGTATCGACGCTCACCGACACGCACAGGACGAACATCGCGAACAAGTACGGCAACTACTACAGCACCGTCACCGGTCGCAATGTCGTACTCGGTCATAACAACGGCGGCGTTGTCTCGGGCAACGAGTTTATCGACACGATCCGCTTTCGAGATTGGCTCCAAATCCGAATGCAGGAACGGCTGGTCGCGCTGTTCACCGGGACCGACAAGATCCCGTACACCGACGACGGCATTGCTCGTGTTGAGGGGCAGGTGCGCGCGCAGCTTCAGGACGGTGTGGATGTCGGCGGGCTCAGCCTGCCGTTCACCGTTACAGTTCCTAAGGCCGCGAGCGCGAACCCCGCCGACCGCGCAAACAGAATTTTGCGCAACGTCAAGTTCACGGCTCCGCTTGCTGGGGCAATCCAAAAGATCTACATCGTCGGAACCCTGACGGTCTGAGGTAAACAATGAGCGTACCCACTTACGACCCAAGCCAAGTCGTGGTCTCTCTCGGAGGGAACCGGCTCACCGGCTACGCAAAGGGTCAATTCCTGAGCGTCAAACGGGATGCTGAGAACTTCGGCGACGAGGCCGGGACCGACGGGATCGTCACCCGCGTGAAGAAGCTTGACCGCAGAGCATCGATCGAGCTGACGCTCTCGCAGTCGTCTCGGTCGAATAACCTTCTGTCAAGCCTGGCCGATCTCGACGACAGGACCGGGACCGGCGTCGGTGTGTTCCAAGTCAAGGATTTGAACGGCACCACGCTACTGACCGCACCGAACGCCTGGGTGAGCAAGATCCCCGACCCTGAGTTTAGCGACGAGATCTCTAGCCGGACGTGGACAATCCGCGTCGACCGCCTGATCGGCACAATCGGCGGCATCATCGCCACGTAATCGTAAACACTCCCGCTTGACATGTACCCTCATGATCGTGTCATCATCGAGGGTATGATTTCCACACGCGAGCTTGTCCTCGACCCCCGCTCTCAGATCAAGATCTCTGTGACAGCACTCCCAGCCTGGGATCTGCTACCGCTCTATCCCACGCTGGCGAAGGCTGTGGGCGCGGCGATCAAACAGCTCGACCTAAAGGGCTCGGTCAGTGATCTCGGCGTTGAGCAAGTGGGCAAGGCTATCGAATCGCTTGCAGAGTCGATCCCGCCGGACCTGCTCACCAAAGTCGCGCGGCAGCTACTCGGCGGCGAAGGGTGCTCGATCTCATGGGTAAGCGAGGAAGGCAAGATCCTCGCGGGGCAGTTTGACAAGCAGGCAAACCATGTGCTCGCAGGCCGTCCGGTCCTGATGATGCGGGCGATCGCGTTCGCCATCGAGGTGAACTTCGCCGATTTTTTCGACTTCCTCCCGGCCCTCGCCGGGAAGCTAAAGGGGAACAGCTCACCGGCATCGACCACCTGATCGACAGGTGGCCAGCGCTCAGGCTTGTGACAGAGCGCGTGGCAACGATGCAGGAAGTGACAACCACGATGTCGCTCGTCGAGTGCGTGCTACTCAACCAAGCACTTGACGCAATGGCAGCAGCGGAAGCACGATCGGCCAAACGATGATCATCAGGGAGCTTGCGGTACTACTCGGGCTGAAGCTGGATGATGCCGCTTTTAACAAAGCGGACACCGCGATAGCTCGCATAGGTAAAGGCTTTCTCGCGATGGCCACGGCTGCCGGGGCTTTCGTCGCAAAAAGTATTTCCGATCTCATCGAGGTCACAGGACAGCTAAACGATCTAAGCCAGGCAGTCGGCGTCAACACCGACGCGCTGCAAGAGCTGGCGTACGCCGCGTCTCTGTCCGGCGCTGACTTTGAGACGGTGGTCGGTGCGATGCGTAAGCTCAACGTCCACCTCGCGCAAGCGGCTGAGGGTAACGCGGAGATGGCGCAGAGCTTCGCGGCTGTCGGAGCGCGGATCAGAAACTCCGACGGCTCGCTGAGGTCAGCCGACGAAGTGATCGGGGACATCGCCGAGCGATTTAAAACGCTGCCTGACGGAGCCAAGAAGACGGCTCTTGCGATCGAGGTCTTCGGCAAATCAGGTGCTAGCCTGATACCAACCTTGAACGGTGGTCGGGATGCTCTGGCCGAGCTTCGAGCTGAAGCTCGTGATCTGGGGATCGTACTGGACAAGCAGACGATCGAGGCAGGTGACAACCTCGGCGACTCGGTTGATCGGGTCAAGGCTGCGGTGCGAGGACTCAGCTATGCGATTGCGGGGCCGCTCATCTCGGAAATGAATGCGATCGCTACCTCCGTCGTCGAGTGGGTCAAAGCGAATCGTACCCTGCTTGCACAGCGCCTCCGTGTAGTGTTTCGCGCATTCATCTCGGTGGTGAAGTTACTGTCTTCAGTGTTCGGGTTGCTCTATAAGGCAATCGGTTTTGTGATTGATCAGTGGCGACTGTTCGCGGTAATCATCTACAGTGTTGTAGGTGCTGCGATAATTTGGAACATAGCGCAAACCGGGTTGATGATCGGACAGTATGTGCGGTTAGGCGCTGCTGCTGTACTTGCAGCAGTCCGCTCTGCGGCTGCCTGGGCCGCTGCGGCTGCGCCGATCGTTCTGATAGCAGGGGCAATAGCGCTTATCATACTACTATTCGACGAGTTACTAACTAAGCAGCAAGGTGGGGTAACTCTGATGGATAAGCTCTGGCCTAAGTGGAAGCAATTCCTAGAGGACTTCATAAACACGTCATCTGATGATGATCCGTGGTGGCTCACAATGCTTAAAGGTTTTGCGGCGCTGCTACTTCACTTTGATGTAATCTGGGATCAGTTCAAGGATACGGCGAAGGAAGCGTTTATTGATCTAGGTAACTGGATCGTAAGCTCGTTCGATCAAATCGTTGAATCAGTGACGAATCGTATCAAGTCAGGGTTCGGGTCGGTCCGAGCTTTCTTCGGGATCTCGCCGGTCAGCGGCGGAGCTTCCGGCCCGACGGCGTCAGTCGCGAATACCACAAACCAGCGTGTGGTAAATCTCGGAGGGCTCAAGGTCGATCAGACGATCGTGGCAGGTGTCGGGCAGAGTGCGTCGGACACGGGGCAGAGTTCCGCCGACGCGCTGTCTAAGTGGTGGCAAGACGAGCTGAGCGGCGCGACCGCTGCGATCCCGAGGTGATGTCGTGGGATTAGAAACCGTACACCGCCCAAGCCGTACAAAGATCGGCGATATCGAGATCGATGTCGTGCTCACAGAGTCGAGCACCGACTCGGCAGAGACTACCGATCACCCTGTCGAGCAGGGGTTCGATGTTTCGGATCATGCGCGGCTCAAGCCGGTAACACTCCAGATCACCGGGATCATCTCGAATACGCCGGTCGGCGCGGTACAGTCGCAGCGTGTGGTGAGCCTCGGCGGGGGCGTGACTTTTACGTCGGTGTCCGCCGAGCGTGTCGGCGGGGCTGTCGGGTTTGCCGAGCGTGCGGCGGCAGATCTGCGCAAACTCCTTGAGTCAAGGCGGCTCGTGACTGTGACCACAAGCAAGCGTGTCTACACCGATATGATGCTGACCGAGCTGGTCACGCCTCGCGACGGTAAGACAGGTGACGCACTTACTTTTCAAGCGACGTTTAAACGTGTGCGTATTGTCCAGAACAAAACGACTCGTCGAGTTGTCGCTAAAAGAGAGTCAAAAGCGCAGAACAAGCAGAAGGCCGGGAAGCAACTTCCGACAGAGAACACGACGAAGAAGTCAATCGCCTACAGTTTGGTGGAAAAACTCGGACTTCTTGATAAGTTGGGGGTCAAGTAATGCCTTTCACAATACCGTTGCGCAGCGATCTGCCTCACTTTGACATCAGTGTGGAGCTTGAAGGGTTTAACTATACCTTAGAATTTTATTGGAACACGCGCGAATCGTGTTTCTATATGAATATCTTCGATAACAATCAAGAGCCTGTGCTACTCAGTGTGAAAGCGGTAATCGATCAGCCGCTGGGCTTCCGCTATAAGTTGCCGAAGATGCCGCCGGGCTGTCTGATTATGACCGACACTTCAGGTGCTCGACTCGATCCCGTGTGGTCGAACGATCTACAGCGTAGTGATCTCGGCGATCGTGTGATTCTCGACTACTTCGAGAGCGCCGAACTTCCGGTGAGAGGGTAGGACGTGGCCAACCTCTACGGTCGACGGTGCCGTCTGCTTATCGCAAGGCAGGTCGCGAAAGATTATCGAACGCTGTCCGTTGACGTGATTGAGATTACGGACTTGCGTGTAGCGTTCAAGGTGCGCAAGTCCTCGGCCAAAGAACCGAACACCGCCGAAGTCACCGTCACAAACTTGAGTCGTACCACGCGATCCGCGCTCCAAGAAAAGGGTGTCAAGTTCCAACTTGAGGCGGGTTATGAGGGGACCGGGATCAAGCGCGTGTTCTCGGGTGACGTTCGCGCGCTCGATCACTCCCGAGACGGTGCGAGCTGGCATACGCGGTTAAAAGGTGGTGACGGCGAGCGAGCGTTCCGTCATGCTCGTGTGAGCGAGAGCCACGCGCCGGGGGCACCTGTAAGTGACGTGGTTCGCAAGCTCGCTGACGCGCTCGGGCTGGGACTCGGCAACTTCGATCAGATTTCGACCAAACTCGCGAGCAGCAAATTCGAGCAAGGCGTCGTGACTCACGGCCCGGCGTCAAGTGAGTTAACGAAGGTACTCGCCAAAGCCGGAGTCACCTGGTCGATTCAAGACGGCGAGCTTCAATTCCAGCGAGACGATCTACGCATCGGTCCGCAGATTCCCGAACTGGCCCCGGACAGCGGGCTCATCGGATCGCCCGAGTTCGGATCGCCAGTCGTCAAGGGCGGCCCTCGACTGCTCACTTTCAAGTGCCTGCTCGACGCTGACTTGAGGCCGGGCGGTAGAGTGGCGATCAAGTCCGAACGCCACACCGGCGTAGTGCGAATCTGGAAAGTTGAGCACAACGGGGACACGGCGGGCGGGGACTGGTACACCCAAGCGGAAGGGTTTCCCTCCAAATGAGCGACACACCACAAACGCTACAGGAAGTGCTGTCAGCGCTGGCGGACACGATCCGCTTGTCGATCAACACCTGCCTACCTGGCCGGATCACAAGGTACGACGAGACTCGGCAGCGTGCCGATGTTCAGCCGCTCGTGAAGCTGCGCAGGTTGACAGAGGAATCCGAGATCGCTGTAGACACTCTGCCCGTGGTCCCATCTGTACCTGTCGTGTTTCCAGGCGCGGGATCTTGGCGTCTCACCTTCCCGATCCAGGAGGGCTCCACGGGTCTGCTGATCTTCTCGCAAGC